CTGCTATCCTTGATTATAAACAATCTAATAAACCTAAAAAACGTGAGTACATTGAAGATTACTATCTTCAACTAGCTGCATATTCTATTGCACATAATAAGATACACGAAACTAATATACAAAAAGGTGTAGTTCTAATGTGTGTTAAACCTCCTGAACTTAAACCGTGGGTATGGGGAGAACCACAATATCAAGAATTTATATTAGAAGGTAGCGAGTTTAACAAATACGTTAATAAATGGTGGGATCGAGTTGATATGTATTACAGTATGAACTGATAAATATAACAAACGGAGATTTATAATGCAAACCATTACCAGAATTAACGGTTCCCTTGCAAAAACAGGAACCTTATATACCCCAAACGCAAACGCTTACTTAATTACAGTGAAAAACACATCAGCTACTGCTATTGATTTACAAGTAGAAGACAGCTATATTGATGCATCTACACAAATGCCAAATAGTTTGTATGAAATGATTATTAAAGAAATTAACCCACTAGCATATTATGCTCCTGCAGCATCGACTGGTGTAATTCACGTAATTATGGATAAAGCAATTAATGATGCTACTGAATTACAAACACGTATTCGTAGAATTACAGGTGCCGACATTTTAGGCACAACTGCTGGAACTACTACCTTAACAACATCGGCTGCTCTTGCTACCATGGTCGGTGCAACTGTTATCGGACCTGGTATTCCTGCTGGTACTACAGTATCATCTGTTAGTGCAGGAACTAGTTTAACCCTTTCAGCTGCCGCAACTACTACTAACGCAACTGCAGTAGTATTCACATTGTCATTTGATATTACTGGTACTACAGTGGCTCCAGCTGCATCAATTACAATCGCTTAATTAATTAGCCCTAGTTTTTACTAGGGCTTTTTTATGGCTAAATTATCATAAATATAGCAAAGAGGATATATTTCATGGCAGTTTATCAAATTTCAAAAATTCAAATACGAAGAGGAAAGGCTAGAACCGGCCCCGGGTTTCCACAGTTAGCATCTGGAGAATTAGGATGGGCAGTTGATTCTCAAGAACTGTACATCGGTAATGGTTCTGTATCAGAAGGCGCACCTACTGTAGGTAATACAAAAATTTTAACATCTAAAGATATTATATCTGGATCAGGCGGAACTGGATTAATATCATTATTAGAACATACTTACAAATTATCTGATACGTTAATAACTACCGGACCGTCAATTAGTTTTCCAGTAGTTCGATCATTACAGAATATTTTAGATGATACTGTAAATGTCTATGATTTTGGAGCAAAAGGCGACGGCATCACTGATGATTCAAGTGCAATTCAACGTGCAATTACTCAGTTGTTTGCAAACAGTGGTATTAAATCGTTCTCTAATACATCTGAAGGAGTTAAACGACGAGTTATACTAAAAATGCCAGCTGGCATTTTTAAAACAATTAATGCAATTACTATTCCAAGCTACACTACAATTATCGGAGCAGGCATAGATAAAACTATTATCCAATATACTGGTTTAGAAACTGCATTTAGATGTATATCAGATGTTGGATCATCTTATCCGCTTACTAATCCACGATATATTAATATTCAAGATATTACTATTCAGTCAACAGAAACAACTGCAACTATCGGTTTAGATCTTGCTAATACTAGTAATAGTAAATTTCAAAATATAAAAATTATCGGAACTTGGGATTCTGGGTCTAGACCTGATAATAAAGGAATTAGTATTTCAAGTTTATTAGCTACAACTTCGTCTGACATTATATTTGACAATGTTGTAATTAACAATTATTTCTGCGGTGTGTTTATAGGCAATGCATCTACAGATATTAATTTTATTAATGGTGTTATTTCGACAGCACATACTGGGTTTTCTTTAGGGGTTGATTTAGTATCTGACGGCCCATCTAATATTAATATCTCTAATTATAAATTTGATAATATTATAGCGCATGCAATTAACAGCGATAATAGTATTAAGAACACGGTTATAAATTGTAACTTAACTAATGTTGGAGAAGGTGGCGATACAGAGTCAACAGTTCCGCAAATTTACTTTAGCCAACTTGGAAATTATAATTCAAGTATCACATCTGATAGATCAATAGCGTTATCAGATCCGTTATCAGCTTTACAATACGTTCCAGAAGTATCAGGATCTGCAGTATATACTAGTACACCTTTAACTGTAGATATTGCTCAATCTGTAGAAAGTGTAGATTTATTTAGATTACCATTAAAAACAGACAGCACCGGAACAGTCGCTGGATTTATGTCATATACTATAAATTACATTTTTAACGGGAATTATATTAGACAAGGACAAATTTCATTAATTGCGTCTCCTCCTTCTATTAACTCTTCCGATGATTATACTTGTACTGGTATTTCCGGAACTGCTATGCTTTTAAAATTTACAGCAGCTATTGTTAACAATTCAATAGTTGTTTCGTATACTAATACAATTTCAGGTAACGACGGTACACTAACTTACTCGTATATCGCTACTTCCTAATTACCATAACGGTAGACTTATCAGAAAAAAGAGCGTATAATTGCTCTAAATGATAAGAGATAAGTCTACCGTTTTACATTTATATCTTATTGTTTTAATTAGTATTTTTTTACAATCTAAACTTATTTTAGAGAGTTGTCTGCCAAATAAATACTATCCTAACCAGAAGTGAAATTATATGAATAAAATAACAGTTACAAAAAGAAATGGCACTAAAGTAGAACTAACAATTGACAAATGGCAGGCGCAGATTGCAAAGATTTGCAGTGGAATTGCCGATGTTAGTCAATCAATGATCGAAATTAAAAGCCAGCCACAATTTTACGATAATATTACTACATCTGAAATTGACGAAATTACACTGCGAGCAATCGTTAACTTAATTGATGTTGACGCCAACCCAGATGTAGGTCATACAAATTATCAATACGTTGCAGGCAAACAGCGTTTGTCTATGCTCCGCAAAGATGTATACGGCCAATACGAGCCACCGCATCTATTTACAATAGTTAAAAAGAACATCGAAGTTGGATTATACACACCAGAGTTATTAGAGTGGTATTCAACTGAAGAATGGAACAAAATGAATGACATGCTTGATCATTCAAAAGATGAAACTTACTCATATGCTGCAATTGAACAGCTTATTGAGAAATACTTAGTCCGTAATCGATCTACTAAAGACATTTACGAAACTCCACAAGTTAGGTATATGATTGCAGCTGCAACTGTGTTCCATAAGGAAGAACCAAATGCAGCTAGAATGAAATATATTAAGGAATATTATAATGCTGCATCCGATGGCTTATTTACTCTTGCTACACCCGTTCTTGCTGGGCTCGGAACTCCAACTAAACAATTCAGCAGCTGCGTTCTCATACGCAGTGATGACGATTTGGATTCTATATTTGCTAGTGGCGAGATGATGGCAAAATATGCTAGCAAACGTGCTGGCATAGGTTTAGAAATTGGTCGTGTACGCGCACTAGGAAGTCCTATACGCGGTGGTGAAATTATGCACACAGGTATGATTCCATTTTTAAAGAAATGGTTTGGTGACTTGCGTTGCTGTTCACAAGGTGGTATTAGAAATGCTAGTGCTACTGTAACATATCCGATTTGGCATTATCAGTTCGACGACTTAATTGTACTTAAAAACAATCAAGGCACAGATGAAACACGGGTGCGTCATTTAGATTACAGCGTTGTATTAAGCGCGTTCTTTTGGCGTAGATTTAAAAACAAAGAAAACATAACATTTTTTGATCCTAATGAAGTTCCAGACTTATACGAAGCGTTTTACACTGATACAGCTCTCTTTGAAAAACTGTACCTACAGTATGAAAAAAATACAGGAGTTCGGAAGAAGACCATGTCTGCGGAAGAAGTATTCAAAGGAGGACTCCTAAAAGAACGAACTGACACCGGGCGCATCTACTTAGTCTTTATAGATAACGTAATTAAGCAAGGACCATTTGATCCGTTATGGCATACAATTTATCAAAGTAATTTATGCTGCGAAATACTTTTACCAACTGCACCGTTTAATTCGTTATCCGATGAAGGTGGATTTAAACTCACACTTGACACTGGAGAGGAAGTAACATTAGCAGGAGAACACACGGTATTATTAAAATCAGGTGAGAAAAAGAAAGTTCGAGAGTTGTCTGAAGATGACGATATTGATAATCTTTTAATAAGTGGGTAGTAGTATCTCTGCTAAATACAAGCAAGAGGAAGATATTTATGAAAACTTATAATATATATTGTCACACTATTAATAACAAAAAATACATAGGATACACTGAAAAAAATATTAACGTTCGATTAGACGAACACATTCAAGATAGTAGAAACGGTTCTGATACATATTTTCATCGTGCAATTAGAAAATATGGTGAAAATACTATTATAACTGAAAAATTAGATGAATGTAGTACACAATCTGATGCAAAATCAAAAGAAATATATTATATAGACTTGCTTGATACGTTTAGCTACGGGTACAATATGACCCGTGGCGGTGATGGCGGCAACACAAAAGAACGATATTCTAAAAAACAATTAATAGAATGGGGTAAAAATAGAAGTAAGCTAAGTGCAGGTATGAATAACGGAAATGCTCGGCCTGATATTACAGCTATCGATATTATTAACACTATAGTTAATTATATACATGAAAATTTCAAATACGGTAGTTATTTACTTCGAAATGAAATTGATTCTGTATTAAAATCTGAGCTATCTATTAGCAGTAGATTGATATCTAATCGAGGAATTAAAAATCATACAGATTTGATTAACTTAGTTAACGCTACATTAACTGCCACTGAACAAGTTAAATACAACCCGCATTATAGAAGCCCAACACAAAAAAGTTTGTTATCAATACAGTCTTCAAAATGGAGATGGATAACAGATGGGTACACTAATATTAGGATTGACTCATCGTCTATTAATGAGTATCTTTTAGAAAATACAAATTGGCGTATAGGAAGAACAATAAATCATGAAAATAATTAAAAAAGAATGTGTGCGTAAAGTTCCAAAAATAGCCTTATGCACCTTAGGCAGTATTAATTGGGGGAGTTTTAGAAATCCGGAAGATATGCGCAGAGCTTGTCGTATTCTTCACCGCAGTTTAAACAATATTTTAGATTACCAAGATTATCTGTCAATCCACAGTAAACTAAGTAATGATGAAATTCGACCATTAGGAATTGGAGTTACAAATTTAGCATACTGGGCAGCTAAACGCAATTTTAAATACGGAGACGCAGATATGCTTGCTGAAGTTAAAAGCTGGATGGAACATTTAGCATTTTATACTACTGAAATATCGGTTGAACTGGCTAAGGAGCGTGGACCATGTTTAGATAGTGATAAAACTCGATACGGACAAGGTATATTTCCATGGGAACTACGTGCAGACGGTGTTAATGAATTGACTGATTTTACACCAGAACTTGATTGGGAACCATTGCGTGTTGAAATGAAAAAATACGGTGTACGAAATGCGACTCAAATGGCTATAGCTCCAGTAGAATCAAGTTCAGTTGTAATTAATTCAACTAATGGAATTGAAATGCCAATGCAACTTATTCAAGTTAAAGAATCAAAAGCTGGTTCACTTACACAAGTAGTTCCGGAATATCATAAATTGAAAAACAAATATCAACTTATGTGGGAACAAACTGATTGTGTAGGTTATTTGAAAACTGCTGCTGTATTGGCTGCATACGTAGATCAAAGTATTAGCACAAATACATTTTATTCACCTAGACACTTTGAAGGTAGAAAAGTCCCAACTACACTAATTGCTAAAAACTTAATGTTAGGTCACTATTGGGGTTTGAAAACTTTCTACTATAGTTTAATTGATAAAACAGGTAGTAAAGAAGAAGCCGAAGTTGATTTACCTAGTGCAATTATTGAAGACGATGAAGAATCCTGCGAGGCCTGTAAGCTATGAGCTATAGTTTTATTAAGCAATTCATAACTGAAGGTAAACCTGCATCATTAAAAATAGATCCTCTACCATACGGAATGGATGAGTTAAGTCCTGCTATATCAAAAGCAACATTAGATTATCATTATGAACGTCTTGCTAAAACATACGCAAAGCGTTATAATGCAGGTGAAGGTGATCCTGTGTTTAATGAAGCAGGTGTATTTTTACACAATATCTTATTCCAACAATATCAAGAGTCAACTGGCAACTTAAACAAACCAGTTGGCAAAGTTTTAGATTTAATTGAAACACATTATAAAACTTTTGATAAGTTTAAAGAAGAGTTTTTAAAAGTAGCAATGGGCATACAAGGCAGTGGTTGGGTCTATCTTGCTAAAGATGGCAAGATCAAAACAATAACTAATCATGCTATTAAAAAAGACATTGTATTGTTAGTTGATTGGTGGGAACATTCATGGGCGTTAGACTATCAATCAGACAAGAAAAAGTACTTAGAAAATCAATGGAAAATAATAAACTGGAACTACATAAATGAAACAGTTAGTTAATTTACACGCAATAGAAAACGGAGGCCTTCCGTATTATAAGTGGAAGGCTGCTTATTTAACAAGACGCACAGTAGAACATGTTCAATTAAAATTTGAAATGATTCTAATTGCATTATGCTTACTGTTAGTATCATTAGGAGTACTTAAGAAATGAAAGATAAAAAGTTAGTAATCTCAATGAGACATAATTTAAAAGTTGAATTACCACTTAAACACGATGTTAACACTAACGAATGGGTAATGCGTCTTCCAGAAGAAACATTAACCGACATAACAAAATATCTTGAAAGTGCGTGGTATGCATTAGATGAAAAAAGCACAATAAGGATTGTAAATGAGTAATGAACTTGTAACAAGAGAACTAACAAACGACGAATTGTTAGATGAACGACTT